AGGGGATCATTCCATTTTGCTGTTGTACCTGGTGATACCGTTGATTTAATAACTACTATTTTAGCAATACCAAATTCTACAGCTCGTTGAATCGCCTTTTCAACTATATCAGTATAACAACTTCCATCCTTATTCATTGGAGTTGGTAAACATATAAATACTATTTCATTATCTAATGCTTCTTGTTCACTTGCAGTGCTTAACATAGCTTTTAAATCATATGCTCTAACGCCATAATAATTTTCAAATTTTTCTCTAACTGCATTTCCTACAAACCCTTGACCTATTATTCCTATATTCATATTATTAATTTTTCCAAAATGAGTAAATACCTTTTTCTAATTCATACTCAGGCCATACAAAACGTTCTCTCATAGGCTGTTTCTTAGCCCATTCCCACATTTCAGTTAAACCTGCCCTTAATGATGTTTTATGTTTAAACCCTAATATATCAATTGATTTTTGGAATGTTGGTATTGAATGTTTTACTTCATGTCTTGCTTCCTTAAATATAACTTCACCATCTCCAATTACACTTTGTAATATTTGAGCTGAATGCATAATTGAATGTTCAGATACACCTCCTAAGTTAATAATTTCTTTACTTGCTTTTGGTTTTATAGCTGCATTCCATAACGGTTCTAATATATCATCTATATAACTAAAGGCTCGTGTTTGTTTTCCATCTCCAAATATAGTCATTGGTTCATTATTTAAATGTTGATACATCCAAATACTTAAAACATTTCTGTATTTATCCCATATGTTTTGTTTAATTCCATATACATTATGTGGTCTAATAATACAATAATCTAAACCATGTTGTTCATTAGCAATTTGAATATCCATTTCACAAGCATACTTTGCTACACCATAAGGATCAATTGGTGCTTGTTGTTGATCTTCATTAAATATACCACCTTCACCATGACCATATACTGCTAATGTAGACGTAAATACCAACCTTTTAACGTCGTGTTTAATGCATTCGTTGACTATGCGGGCTGTGGCTTTTAAATTGTTATCATAATTGTATCCACGTATAAAAGGTGATAATCCTTCGGCAGCATAAGCAGCAAAATGAAAAACATAATCCGGTTTTAGTTGTTCAAAACAATTTTCAATTGGATGGTTTACTAAATCCATTTGCCAGAATTTAACCTTTGGATTAACATTTTCTTCAAAACCACCACTTAAATCATCAATACCTACTACTGTATATTCTGGTTTATTTTCAACAATCCAATCTGCTAATCTACTCCCTAGTAAACCTGCTACCCCTGTAATTAATACTGTTTTACTCATATTTTATTCCTTTTATTACTTGTTTAGACTTTGGATTATGTGATAGGTTATTAAACAATTGTGGTGCTATCCCCCATTTGTAGTAAAATAATTCTGATGCTGGTCTTTCTGTAGCTTTAAATTTTTCACCTTCGTTTCCATTTTTAGTAGCTGAACTACCAAAATGATATAAGTGCGCCTCATGTGTTCTAGTAAAGCCGATACCATTTAAATCTAATTTCAAAAAGAAATCCCAATCACATATAAAAGGTGACTGGTACATAACATCAAAACCCCCTACTATCATATAATCCTTTTTATACATAGCAAATGGAAATATACCACCATTAATTGTTAAATTATTTTTTTTAATTGAATTTTCATATTCAATAAATTCTTTATACTTAAATTCTTCAGGACTACGTCCAAAATCTTTAACTGGGAAGTCAAATATTCCTGGTCCTGTAGGTTCAATTTGGTTTAATGTCAATACATTCCCTTTACCTAATGATTTTTCTATTACTTCATCCCATTTACTACAAAATACATTATCATCATTTAATATAAATATTTTTTCATTAGTAGCATTCATAACACCTATATTAAGTGCCTGTTGCATTCCTTGATTATGACCTAAATCAAGCACCGAAATATCATCTTTATATTTTTCTAATACATCTTTACTTTCTTCATAAAACCCATCAACTGCAACTATTATTTCATTTTTGTTAACCTGCTGTTCAATAGCTGATTGTAAGCATATGTCTAAATATTTGGGGTTTCTGTATGTTGGGATTATTACACTAATCATAATTTGCTCCAGTCTGTTAAAGGTGATAACCAAGCTGTTTCTCCATGTGTTGAGTAACCTGGTATCGATGTGATTAATAATTGATTTACTATTCTTAATTCTAAAAACATTTGAAAATCATTTGGATGGGTTCCAGCTGTATGTTTTCGAAGTATACCCTCATTTAATTTTAATGTACTTACTTTAGCAGCAAATGTCATAGTTGTACTATTTGTTATCTTCCAATGTACGGAATCTGTCTTGTATACCCTAGTATCTTCAGCACCACCTTCACAATATGGATTACCACCTTCACTTGGTCCAATATACTTATCTGGGTGGTCATATAATGAAACAAATTGGGCTCCTAATTCAAACCCTTCATGTATTATATCTTTACTATTATAGTTGTGTAAATAATCATTTTCTAAAAAATAAATTATTTCATCATCTGGGTATGTTAATGCTTTATCTAATGCTACATTAAATGTTTTTGCCCCGTTACCTAAACTTCTATAGTCAATATTTTCTTCAGGAATAAACCTTTTAATCATAGTGTTAGTTTCTTCACTAGTATTATCAGCTATGACTATAAAATCTTCAGGTGTTAGATGATTTGTAAACCGAGCAGCAGCGTTTCTTAAACATGCTTCGTTATTGATATAATCAGGTTTTACTTTATTATAACCTACATCTGATATCCTATAGATTATTTTCATAAAGTATTATAAAATTCGTTTTGTTTCTCTTGCCTATCTATTTCTTTTGGATGGTATAATGATAAATTTTCCGAAGCAGGTAATGCAGCGAATGTTTTATGACCACTTAACACCTCATGGACTTTATTTACCCACTTAATTTCAGGTTTATTTTTCCAAATACGCCATTGATAATCAGGATAATTAACCCATTTATTATCATCAACTCTCCAACCCCATTTTTGTATATGTTTAGATGTTAAACCCTTTACAGTATTTACTCTTGGTACTAGATATACTTCATTTTCTGGATTAACCTCTAATATATTATGTAGGGATTTTAGTAAGTGAACATGAGGATACTCATCCGCATCTATTTGAAATATATAATCACCAGTACACAATCCAGTTAATTTATTTTTCCAATCTGCAAAATGATTTTTAAATGTACTTGATATTACTCTACAGTTAGGTTCGTCTACTAATTCTGATACACGATTCCATACTTTATCGGTGCCACCTTTTTTATCAAATAAAACAACAATTTCATCTTCTTTACGTTTAGAGTTTAAAAGTAAATTGATTAGTCTTGTTACCTCATGTAATTCGTTACATACTGTAATTGCATAACTTATTTTCATATCTATTCTGGTAGTGCTCCAATATATGAAAGTGCATCCATATAGTCACGTTCTTTAAAATGTTTTAATGTAGACATATCTGGTTTGTACTCTGTTTTAGATCCGTCTTTATTTATTGTTGGTTCTTCTAGTTTAATTGCTTTTACTGCAGCCCAATTCCATTCTCCACTACCATCTCCATCAGCATAAACCATACCTAATTTTACATCTGTTATTGTGTTAGGTAACCAAACTAGTTCGGTTTTTAAATCTAACCATGCTAAATCTTTATAAATCTCAGGCAATACTGACATTTGTTCCTTAAAGAATTCAGTACCTTCTTTCATTAAAGAATTAGTCCAAAACCCACAAGATAAACTCATATAGTTAGTTATGTCTTTATTTACTTCAATTTTATAGCATAGATCACCCCCTGATTTAGGGCAATCTATTATTTCATCAAATTGTTTCATTATTTTATTTTTGGTATTGTTAGTTGAGGCATACCCATTGTTGGTATGTTTAATTTTAGCTCATTGGCAAATACAGGAACGTTTTTACTTAAAATATTACCTACTAAGTCTTTCATTTTATCATAAGAAAATTCCGTTTTAATATAATGACCTTGTTTTTTAGCTGGTCCAACATATTTTTTATAATTTTCAAATACATTTTTAAATGCATCTTTAGCTTCCTTAGCATTAACTTGGAACCATTGGTATTCTGCTTTTAACCATTGGTTAGCAGCACTACTATGTACTTGTTCTAATGCTCCCCCTAATACAACTGATAAGCCTGGTTCAATAAAATCCATTTGTCCTGACCAACCTGATACTATTAATGGTTTTTTAGATAAACAAAATTCTTGTAACGGTCTACCATAACCTTCACCTTTAGTAAAACTAACCATAGCTTTTACTTTTGGGTGGTTATATAACTCATTCATTTGTTGATCTGTAAGTGCACCATTTAAGATATAAACATTAGGTATATCATCCTTAGTATACTGTTTTTTAATTTTATTAATCTTATTTAATAGCGTTTCTCTACTCATGTAACTATTTCTACCTGTAGAGGCTTTTAATATTAAAGCTGGTTTTGATTTTTTGTTCTTAAATGTTTGAAAGAAATAATCTATCATTACACCAACATTTTTTCTATCATGACCCATATCTCCTTGCATCCAATGTCCTACAAATAGGTAATTAAATGACTCTGGGATTTTGTCTAAGTTTAATTTAACTTCACTAGAAGGTACGTGTTTGTAGACATCTAAATTAGCACCTTCGAATACGACTTCAATTGGTTTTGTATTCTTTAAAATACCACCTGTAACCCTACCTTGTTGATCTCTCTGTTCAAAGCTAACTTCAGTAAATACTTTTTTACTATGTTTAGATGAAACCCAATTTAAATCCATTCGATTTAAACCTTCAATCCAAGTATGGTCACAACCTGTACTTTCAATACCAGCTGTACATCCAATATTAAATTTACCTACAGGTTGAAATTCACTTGGTATTGTTATTTGCATCCATACATCAGGTTTTACACCTTGTTGAACACCAGGAACTATTAATTCTTGTAAGAATAACCATTCTTTATGGTCTTTACAAAAACCAAATGGAGTATTTCCCCATCTTTGGCTTAGTAATTTAACATCGTATTTGTCTAACTCGATAATTGCTTTAACAATATCTCTTGATCTAGCCCCATAACCACTATATGTGTCAATTGGGCAGCTTATATAAAAACTTGGTTTTTTCATTAGTATATTAGTTTATGATTTAACGTTTTACCTTTGTATGTTGTTGCATTTACTATTTCGTAATCTTCTCTTGGCTCCCAAATATCAAATAATTCAGTAAACGCTTCAATTACTCTTTCAGCTTGTCTTTCTGCAGTAAATCCTGCTTCTTCACTTAAGGCCCATTCTCTACCTTTTAATCCTTTAGCTTTACGTTCTTCACGAGTTAAATTGTAAACTTCTTTATATCTATCTGCAGCATCTTCCCAAGCACATCTATCATCATAAATGTAAGGTGTTGGAGGTGAACCTTGTATTGATCTAGAAGTTGGATAAACTGGAAATGCCCATTCACCATGTTCTTTATATGTACCTTTATGATTAGACGGAATTTCAGGGCTTGGTTCGAACCATTTGCCGTTTTCGTCTATAAATCTCATTTGATCTTGCATACCACCTGTTACATTAGCTATAAATGGAGTTCCTGCTAACATTGATTCTGTAAGTGTTAATCCCCAACCTTCGTACGATGTTAACAATACCTGAGCATCAGCAATATTATATAAGAAATTTAAATGTTGTCTTGGTAACTTATTTAATGAAAATACTACACATTGACCATATGATTCATCAAATAATAATTCTCTTACTGCTTCTAAATCAGTACCATGGTCTGTTACAACCTCAGTATGTAAAACCATCCTACATTTTTTAGCCTCTTCTAATGGTAAAGTGTCTAAAAATGATCTAAAAGCTACCATAGTATCTGGTATTTGCTTACGTCTGATATTCCTTGAATTAAAGAATAAAACATAATTTACTTCATCACCTCTAAAGATGTTATTTCTAAACATTTGCATCTCCTTATAACTGTCGTGTTTCTTGTCAATTGGGAAATAATCTTTGTGATTTAAACCATGAGGAACGTATTTAAACACTCTCTTACTGTTATCACAATCAGATAATACTAACTTATTAATATTTTTTGTTTGTTTTGATATACCCATTAATAAGTCACAAGACTCGTAAAATGCTTGATTATATCTTGGTGCTGGATAGTCATCCCAAATATTAATGTAGGCTATTGGACATTTTTTTCTAATGTCATCTTCCATATTAAATACATGAGTAAAATACCTAGGATCAGTAAATAATAAGATAGCATCTGGTTTTTCAAGTTCCATTACTTGCCTTAACTCATCATCTGTACCATAACCATTTACAGCATAAAGTTTAACACTAGCATCTTCGATACCTTGAGTTAATCCACTATCTTTTGATAAATCTAATACTTTACCTTTATCAGGATGATTAATTGCTCCTCCAATATTTACCCAATTGAAGTGACCACAAGTGTGTGTCACAATTTCTTTAGCGACTGTAGCTACACCTGAGTGTACTCTAATATCATCACATATTATAATGATTTTCTTCCTTTGATCTTTAGGAAGGGTTTTAAAACTTTTATTCATCTTATTACTGTTTTATAGTTCGATATTTGTTTGATTGGTGATTTTTTTTCTAAATTCTTCATCTGTAAGATACAAAAAGAGACTACGGTCGGCAAGTTTTTGGAATGAGAATTTTCGCCTAACACATTCTACTTTAAAGTTTTCGAATAATTGACTTTGGACTTTAACACTAGTTAGTGTCATTTTCTTTGTTTGTGACATAATTTTAATTTTTAATAACGTTATATTTGTCTATACATATATGAATATTCCTAAAACTATAAAAAGTCTTGTCCTGCTCCACATAATACTTGTTCCAGTTTATAAGGGCAAAAATTGCATGTCCATTTTGATGGTGTTTTTGGATAATTAACATCCTTTATCTTACCATCTGAATTAAAGCATTCATTTATAAAGTTATTAATTGCTGTTTTTGCTCTACCTAATTTAATTTTACCACTTGGGGGTGTAAATTGTTGTACTCTATATGATTGATAAGGGGATAATAAATTTTCATCATCTGCGTCTAATACTTTTCGTTTAAGTATAAAAAATTCAATTTCAATCTTATCTAATGGTATACCATATTGTTCAGAGAAATACTGTTTATACAGTAACAATTGGTATTGTTTTTCTTCATCTTTTTTGTTATAATCATTCCAACCTTTAGTACTGGTTTTTATGTCGATTATCTTGAATGTATCTGTTCCTTCATGGTATGTGACAACGTCTAGATACCCCATGTATAATACGTTATTTAACATTTTATTTGGCGCAATTACTAACGGTACTTCACAACCAACTAAGTATGTACCTTTTTTACTAAAATATCTGCTTCGTTTTTTCTTAAACCATTCTAATATAGCAATACCATCTTCAAAAAATTCCCTCATTTCAACTGCATCAGAGAAATGTTGATTTTTGTTTGCTTTATATTGCTTTTGATATTCGGCTATGTATTTTTCTTGAAATAATTCAGACATATCTATGTCTCTATCAGCAAATGCTGCTGATTTTTCATACATTACATCCAAATAGTGTTGCATTACTTCATGTACTGCAGTACCAAATACTGTATGTATAGAAGATGTAAACCGTTTGATTTTATCTTTATACTGGAGTTTCCACCTATGAGGACAACCTCTAAATATTGACATTTGAGAATAAGATATATTCTTCTGAAATGCAAAGTTTATTCCTGGTGGTGGATTATTTTTAATCTCCTTAACAATATTTGGTACCTTTTTTGCCAAACTACTTTCTCCATTTATCACGACCTACTAAAAGACCTATTATACCATAATTAGCAATATCTAGAAATGTATCTTCCATACCCTCACCTTTAACAAAATTCTTACCATTAATTAATAAGTTTTTTAAACGTGATATTTTATCTGTTAAACGAATACATAAACCTGTTAGTGAGAATTTTTTATCATCCTTACTATTAAGAATATCTCCACCTAATGTTATGTTATTTAAACCATAATCCATATGCTTAGCAGCAAACATATTATACATTTCTTTTTGTATTTCTTTAAATTCTTTTGATAAGTGTGGGTATTCTTGTTCAAATATTTGGACTGCTGCTGTTACACCGTTTTTAGAATTCATAATTTCTCTATCGCTCATATTTTTAACTTTTTTTTCAAGTTTATCGTAATAATTTGTAACTGAACTACCCATTGATTGATTGTTTTTGAGGAAAATAATCATCTAAGGCTTTTAATCTATCATCAGCATCAACTAAACTAATAAGTGCTTCTTCTGCATTTTTATAGAAATCAACTGTTGAATGGTCACCAATACCAACTCCCTTATTACCTAGTAATTCTAGTGATAATAGAGATTTGGCTTTATCTGCATGAGCAGAGGTAAATAGCATGTTGTATAGTTCTTTTGTCATTTTAATAATGGTTTAATTTCTTTCTTGTTTAATCCAATTGATGTTAATATACGAACGATTTCATCGTTATCCAAAAACTTTATATAGTCTTTTGATTCAGTTTGCGAACACTCCCAATAACTACTGAGGTATTCTATCAATTGTTTGTTTCGTTGTTTTGTCTTAGATTTAATGTATTTATTCCATTTATTATTCTTAGGTATAAATTCTCTATAAATACTATAAATTTCCTTCTTGTGCTGAGGCATAATCTGTTGTGCCTCGTTTACTAAGTCTAAATAATCTGGGTTCATAGACATAAATCTATGAATCATATAACTGTTCCACAATTCCCATTCTTCATCAGAAAAGGAACTGGGATCAGCTTTAAGACTATTTATTTGCTTAAGCCAATCCCAGATATTTTTCATTATACTATTTCATCTTTTAATTCCTCTCTCAATTCTAATGGTAATCCTTCACCTAAAATTTTATTAGTATTTGGATCATAAAAAATTGGAATAGGCATTATAGCATCATTATCTGTTCCTGCTACGAATTTAGAAATCTTTCTTAAGATAACTCCTGATTTGAATATACTCCCGCCTTCAGCGTTTTTCATTCCTTCTGTTGATTTTAAATCAATGTTTGGTTGTTTTGGTGCTTCCATTTTACTTAGTATTTATTAAATTATTAATTAAACTCATTACATTAATCTCTTTGTCAATTCTAAAATTAGCTTTATATTGATGCTCATTAATTAGAAAAGCTGCTGTACCTGCTTTACCAGGAAGATAATTGTCAGCATTATCGTATAAAAATCTAAATAATTCTTCAAAATCATCAACATTAGAGTCAGCAATTATTTGACGAATAGTATTAAATTTAGGTTTTGCTTTTGTTAATTCTACTAAAATAGCAGACAAATAGCTAGTACTAACAAGTAATGAATCATCTAATACTAGAGTATTTTCGATGTTACTTGCTTGGACAGTGTTAAGCATCTTACGTAAGTCCGGATAGAACTTGTTTACAATTTTACCAATGGCAGTTGGTTCATAACTTATGCTTTCCTTATCACAAATACTAGCTATATGTACTGCAACCTCTTTTTTAGTAGGAGGAACTACTTTAATAGTTTGACACCTTGATTGTAAGGGATCTATTACGCGTTCAATATAATTACAAGTTAAAATAAATCTTGTTGTACGTGAGAATGTTTCAATAATATTACGAAGAGAAGCCTGTGCCTGTATAGTAAGAAAATCTGCCTCATCTAAAATAACCACCTTAATGGGTTTAAAAGATGCTACACTAGCAAACCCAGATACTTTATCTCTAATTGTGTCAATACCTCTTTCATCTGAGGCATTAATATAAAGATAATCGCAATCAAGTTTATTAACGATTAATTTAGCTAATGTGGTTTTACCTGTACCAGCAGGTCCATAAAATAAATAATTTTGTATATCATTATTATACAATTGTGCTGCTATAGTAGATTTTAAACTACCATTACCCACATAATCACTTAGTTCTGTTGGTCTATACTTCTCGTTAAGTAAACTATTAGTATTCTCCATATATTGAATAACGTTGTTCTTTTACTGGTTCAATTTTCTTTTCAGTCGTTGATATAGCATACAATTCACTTTTTAAAGGTGCGAGTCTGTATTCGCCTCTAAATCCGGTTTTTGTCATGTACGCTTCTAACGTATCTGTTAATGTTTTATGTAAAGGACCATCTAGTTCATTAGCAACTAATCGCCACTTATCTCCTGGTGGTACTCTACGAGCAATAAGGATCATATCCTCTATTACTTGTGTTTTGTTTGTATCTGTTTTCATGTCCATAATATACGAAAATTAATTGGGGGAGACAAGCTCCCCCAAATAAATTATTTAGATTCTGCTACAGATGCTTTCTTATAGTCTGTAATCAAATTCTTGATTGCCATTGCAGCTGTACGAGCACGTTGTTGTGATGCTTTTGTAGTTCCTGCATGTTCTTCTGATAAGGTATTGAAGTTTGCTTCAATAGCCTCGAATAATTCTTGTTTGTTCATTTGTTTTTATTTATTTATTGTTATTAATATTAATAATTATCTGTGAGGTTACCTGCTTGTGCATCTTGTAACACTCTCATTTTTTCGGCATCACTTTTTTTATCTTGAGTAATAGTACACTCAGTTAATAAAATTGTGCCTGCTATAGATGCAGCATTTTCTAATGCTAATCTTGTAACTTTAGTTGGGTCAATAATACCAGCTTCTCTAAAGTTAACAATTTTACCACTTTCTACATCTACACCTAACCATTTATCTTTACCTTTTAGTTCATATGAACCTTTTGCGGATGCGTCTTTTTCTTCCCATCCAGCATTTATTAAGATTTGTTCAAATGGTTTAGTACATGCTCTCTTAACTATTCTATGTCCCTTTTTAGTATCATCTAAAACACTAATAGCATGTAGTAAAGCAACACCTCCACCTGGTAGTATTCCTTCTTCAATAGCAGCTTTTGTTGCATGTAAAGCATCATCAACTCTATCTTTTTTCTCACGCATTTCAGTGTCTGTATTACCACCAACGTGCACAATTGCTACTCCTCCAACGAATTTTGCCAATCTGGTTTGAAGTTGTTCGGTTTCGTACGGAGTTTGGGCTTTTTCGATTTGCGATTGTAGCTCTTCAATC